TACATTCTGGCGCTAGGCGTAGTTCAGGTTGTCAAAGAAGTAGTTCTGGTTCATCGTGTTTTCGATTTCCTTGACAACGCCGTTGTACAGAAGGAAGCGGTCCACGCCGATCCAGTAATAAATACCGTCGTACTCAATCACACACTGCGAAGACAGGATGGATGACTGAGAAGTAATGATGTCATAACGCCAGTAGAAGGTGTTGGTAACACCGCCGACAGACACCGTGGTCGGGGCATAGCTCACACGGATCAGGGAGTCTAGCGACCAGAAAAGACCCGAGGGTGAGTTGGATCCTCCACGAACCGGAAGACCCTTGACGATCTTGGTAGAGGCTACGTTGGTCTCGTTGGCGTCCGGGCCGTTCCAGTCGAACGGATCACCAGCTACGGAGTTCTTGATCAGCCCGTTGTCTCCATACACGAACACATAGGGGTGGAGCACCACCACACCCCCGGAGACTTCAATCAAATCCCCCGTGGGCGTCGAGCCAGAGATGTCCCGCAAAGGCTCCATCACCGTGCCGGCAATCGGGCCAATCATGACGGCAGAGTTAACCGTGCTATCAATCTCAGCGATGTTCCTTCCGGGGTGAGCCAAGAAGGTGTTCAGGCCAGTGCCCTGGGAATCAAAGACTACATCGAACTGCCAGAGGTTGAGGTTGCTCGGGGTGAACTGGCTATCCACCGTGGCCACCTTGATGGTGAAGCCTGAACCCGTACCACCGATGCTCGCAGCAGGGGCAGAGAGAGTGTCTCCGACGAGGTAGTAGTTGCCGCCTGAGACTAGGGTCACAGAAGTCACCGAGCCGCCAGAAACCACAATGTTTGCCGTAGCGTCTCCGGTTAGCCCTCCGGTCAGGGTAACGTTGTTGTATGTGCCGTTCGTATAAAGAGTGCCACCAACAAGAGTCCCAAAGGTGAGGATTGGCCCGCCGAACTGCATGTCATTGATGCCCGAGAAGACACCAGAGTTGCTCAACAAGACGATGTCTATGCCGTCACTGTAGCCATTGAAGATGCGGTTGAAGCCATCTTCCGGGTCAACATAGATGCCGCGGGAGTAGCCATGCACCGTGCAAATCGCTCTATACCCGCCAATCTTCCTAGGGCGGCCACGCTGGAAACGAACCCATGCGCCATCGGTGTAGAAGTTCTTGTCGAATACAGTACCGTCCCGCTGAATGCCAGGCTGAGTACTGATGGCATAGACTTTGTCGGTCATCAGAATGTCCCGCCAGAAATCCCGTTAGTGAAGGTTCCAGAACCGGTGATCGTGAGGCCGGTGGCGCTCAAGGTCGAGCGGTTGACCCCCAGAATGGCGGTGTTAAATTGTCCGCCAGTTGCGCGATAAATACCGGTTGTCGGCTCAAGCGAGAAGTACAGGGAAGGAGCGCCAACAGTTCCGTTGACCAAACCAATCGAGGATGAACCTGCCTGGTAGGTGTTGGCGTTCAGTAAGTTCAGCGAGTCACAGACCAACGTCACCTGCTGGTTCGAGGGCACAATCGCATCCGCCCCGCCTAGGTCAGTCGTGACCGTAATGGTGTAGTTCGCTACAGTTCCGTCAGTCTGGTTCTGGATGAAGTACACCTGAACAGTCGGGGGGACAATGATCCGCACGTTGCCAGTCAGAGTACCCGTGTACTGCTGAATGACGTTGGAGGCTTCTTGAGCGGTCAGGGTGTAATCACCCGAGGTCACCGCCTTGGTGTACAGCGTGTAGTTGAACTGGGTGGACTTACCCAAACCCACGGTGTAGAAGGCAGACCCGCTACACACGATGATGGCCGAGTCACCAGGCTGAAAAGCTAGGGTTAGCGACCCGTCAATCTGGTCTACCCCGTTACCCGTCACAGTCAGGGTTCCGGTTCCGCTGTTGCGGACAAAGATGAACCAGTTGTCTTGCAGGACGCCAACAGAGTCCAGGGTCAGGGTACAAGTACCGCCGATGGCCACATAGGTGGACGCACGAGCAGCCGTTGAGATACCCGTATTCGAGGAAAACGTAACAACGGGAGAGCTCTGATTGAGGGTCGTTCCGATAGCCAGAAGACCGTATCCAGCCAGAGTGGCGGCATCTGCGTTCGAGGAACCCGCCCCGTAGGCAATCACGCCCCAAAAGCCTTGGTTGTCAGGATTGGAGGTGATGTAGATGTACTTGGCTTCACCCGCGGCAACCGAGCAAATAACGTCGATGCCGTTGTAGTCTAGAACCGTGATGAGGTTTGAGCCTATGTTGCGGATCAGCGCATCGTTACCAACGGACGTTTGGTCCGCCGGCGGCATGAGCAGGCTCAACCCCGTAGTGGTGGCGTCCACCTCCATGATCCGGGCGGCCACATCATCAGTCGTAGAGCCGTTGATAGGCCACTGCAATTGCAGGTTAGCGGACAGTTCGATTGACCGATACGATACGTCCGTCGGTTGAATGACGTTACCGGTAAAGGGTGAGTTGTAGCTCATGATTAGGTATCCAAAGCGTTGGCTTGACGGTCTGCAATGCGCTGAATATCTTCAGTCTTCAGCGTCTGCATGTACTGCTGGTACATGGTCTGCCACAGTTGCACACGGGAATCGTTCTTCAGGAACGGCATGGCCTGCAAAAGCGTCCCATATAGCAGAGCCTGGGGCGCGTAGATGGTGAACCAGTTCGTCTGGTTGCTTGAATCCAGCGGTTGGATGCGCTCGTAGTACAGAACCTCGAAGTTGTACGCGCCCGAGGGGGTAGGGGCGACCAACCAGTGGGTGTAGTCGTAGTCTGCGTAGAACTTCGGGATGTCGGTCTGGGTGGCGTCCGGCCAGTACTCACGCAGATACTCGTATTTGCGCAGGAAAACGGGGTATTTTTTGCCATCCACAACCACGTTCATGGACACAGTCTTGTGCCAGCGGGCGGGCTTGTCAATAATGGGCTGACTGGTGACCATCGTGCTTGTATTGACGGTCAAATTGCCCAGAAACTTGATCTCGCTGGCGATGATTTGCTCGGCCAGCATGATGAAAGTCGGGATTTTATCCAAGGTAGCGGTATCAGTACGCTCCAGCCAGGACGCGACATCGGCTACCAAGCTATCGTAGGTCATCACGGCGGCTGTCGTCATTCCCTGTCACCTTTCTTGGGCTTATACACCATTTTATTGCCCAATTACGATAAAAACAATGCACGCTCGTCTATGCGGCGGTTCTGCAAGCCCTTGAGGATTTTCCCCCCGGCCATGCAGTACTTCAGAAGTTCCTCTGCAGCCCCCGCTTTATCGCCCCTAAGAACCTTTTGACGGAGGGTGCTTCTCTGTAATGTTCCCAGACCAACATTAAAGCTAAAGCTGACAAGAGCATCAAATTGCCCTTGACTAAGAGCAACTGGGCAATACTGTGCCACTCCACGTTCAAACCTAGCAAGGTCGCTTCTGAGAATCCCATTTACCTCTTCCATTGAAAATACCCGGTCATCCTCCGGGCGCAGGGGGACAGACATCCTGTCCTCTAGTTTGAGTTTTGCCTGTTCTGGATACAGAACGTGGCCCACGCACACAGTCCAGAGCTTTGCGGGACAGCGGTAAGCCTTTTGTCTTACACCTTCATGGTGCATGATCATCTTGATGGCTTTGGGCGAGACGTTCATTTACCGAATGCCCGACCGCCGAAGTGGAAACTTATGATGGCCGCAAATAGCGCCTGGGTCTCATCATCCCAGAGCTGGTCGGCCATGTCTTCAAAGCTGACGTTGTTTGTAAAGCCGTGGTAGACCAGGGAGCAGTCAATCGCCACCAAAAGGAAGAAAAACCCGTAGGTGATGGCAGGACGCACACTAGCGCGGAAGTTCTTCATCCACTGGCTTGTACCCTCGTTCAGAGACGTGTCGTGGGCATAGATGGCCTGCATCTCGGCCTGCTGGGCGGCGACTATGGACTGTTTCTCAGCCGACTTGGTCTCAATCTCCAACTGCTGGGAGTGGATGTGCTCCACCCGCTCTTGTGCCTCAAAGCCGAGTTTCCTCATCTCTAGTTCCCGTTGAATCTGAAGTTGAGCCAGTTCTAGCTCGTGCTTCTTGTCTCCGCGGTCTTGAAAGAAGTCTAAAAGACGGGGAAGGCCGCCCATTAGAAAGGAGATCAAGGTAGAAAGTAGTGTCAGCATTAGTAACTCTTTTTGGTTAACATGGATGAGGCGATAGCCATAAGGGACTGGATGTCCTCTATGCTCTCAGGTCGATCTTTGAACCCGACGGTAATTTGACCGATGAAACGTGAGTTGTCCGGTGGTACAGAGATTCGACAACCGTAGGTGACACCAACTTCGACATACCACAGGCCGATTTCGCTTTGTGGCTTGGTGTAATCACCGCATGGCGTTTCTCCTGCCATGAGCTTAACAACGTCTGCGTTATTGTTGGGATTCTGGGTAAAGAGACCGACATCGATGCCCTCCAGTCTTTTGTCTCGTCCTTCTTTTGAATACGCCCGGTACAAGACTCGGGTGCCAAATAACGGGTTGACCTTGAAGATGGCCACGGTCTGTGCGCCGCCGTACTTGATCAGCACTGCCGCAGCGTCTTCCACCCTGGCCTCGTTGATCGTCGGTAGCTTCTGGCTCTCCTTATAGGCTCCAACCAACAGGTCATGGTTAGCGTAGACGAACCAGGCGCAGAACCCAAAGATGAACATGATGAGCAAGGCAATCAGCTTGAAAGGGCTATCCACATACGTCAGTATGCGGTCTAGCACCCCTAGCGTCTTGTCTTCACTCATCTCCACATTCCTTTCGAGATCCCCCACTGAACCAGCCAGTACATCGCCAGACCAAACGCGGCAAGAATTACCGCTACCAACTGCATGTCCCGTATGAACTCTTTGCGCTCGGCAGCATTGGCCGCATCAATGATCTTCTGCTTGACCGCCTCGGCTTCTTCCCTAGCGATCTCCTTGCGCATGTTCTCTCTGACCGCGACCATGTCAGTCCAAATCTGACCTAGACCAGACCACACGAACAGTTCGTAAAGCTCGTACTCCTGCCGCTCTAACTCTCTGCGCTTCAGGACGACATCCATCGCCTCGGAGGTCAGTTCAGCGTCAGTCTTCTTAGGCTTGACCCCATTGGCTTTGTCCCACTGAGCCTCGCGCTTCTCTCGCTCCTTGGCCGCCTCTGCCTTCTCAAGCACAGCCTTCTTGTCGAAGTAGTCAACAATTGATTTGGTTACCTCGTTGGCGTCTTTGCCGAGCTTGATAACCTCCTTGATAGTGGCTACCGCGGCTTTGGCTCCAGCGAAGGCTATGCCAATGGTGATCGGGTCAATTTTAGAACCCCAGAATTTTCTTGACAAAAGTTGCGGCAACGCCTGGGCCAAGCAACACGGCCAAGATCACGATGTACAACAAGTACTCAATCTTGGTCATGCGCTTAGAACCATCATCAAACCGCGCCTGAATACCTTCATACCGCTGGGCACAGATCGCCTCGTGAACGCTCAAACGCTTGTCGGTATCGGAGGCCAACTCGTGAACATCCGTCATCAGTCCCACCCCCTCATGGTCTTAGCAAGACGAGCACGCTGGCCCATCTTCCCAGGAGCCTTGGCGGCCTT